TTAACCCAGAAATTTGTTCGGAGAGAGTCTCATTTTCCGCGATAAGTTCCTCAAGTTTTGTAAACTCTTCCTGTAACTTATCCATTCCCGAAGATAGTTCTTCGATTTTCTCTTGTCTGGATGATACGATGGTTTCTTTATGATCGTGAGCAATGCCTTGCTGGCACGTCGGACATTCGTCTGTCTCATTGTAGAACGAAACCTCCTTTTTGAGATCTCGGAGTTGGGTGGAAAATTTGGTTTTAAAAGATTCGAGTTTCTTTTGTTTTGCACTGAGATCTCCAAGTGCTGCCTTGGCAGCTTCGTGCGTAATCTTTTTGCCTTCGAGCACTCCAATAAGATTCTGAAAACTGGCGATGGATAGTTCGCCTTCTTCGATTCGTGAGATAATTTCATCAACTCTCTTTTCTTTATTTGCTTCGAGCGTATCGACATATTCCTTCTGAATGGTTGCCTTTTGTTTCAGAACTTCTAACTTGCCATCAGCATCATGAAGACTATCTTTCAGTTCGCTCATCTTGTCGCGCAGAACAGTATTCATTGTCGTGAAGATCTGAATGTCAAGAATATCTTCAATGATCTCACGACGAGTAAACGGTGGCAACTGCATGAATGGAGTAAACGATGCTGACCCCAGAATAACAATCTGAGTAAACGACTTGTAATTAAGTTTGAGAACTGATTCCTCAAGATACTTTTGATAGTCTCGAGCAGCAGCATCCTGATTGATTACTTCACCACCAGATTGAATCTCAAAGATGTTCGGTTTAATACCACGAACAATCTTATAATCTTTACCGCCAATGTCAAACTCAATTTCAACCAGAAGATTTTTCTTGTTAATTGAATTCAACAGTTGCGGTTTGTTGATACTGCGGAAAGGTTTGCCGAACAATCCAAAGCAGAGAGCATCAAGCAGGGTGGATTTACCGCCGCCATTCTCACCAACAATCAAAGTGCTGGGCGAACGGTTTAGTTTAATTTCAGTGAAAGCATTACCTGTTGAAAGTAAATTCTTCCAACGTATAGTTTTAAAAATGATCATACAGAAACGTGCTGTGCCTCAATATACAAAGTTCTTAACATGTTTTTAATTTTATCTTTGTCGAGGTCGGTGCTAACAGTATCAACAAAATCGGATAGTACGGTCATCGTATCCTCGACATCCATCTTATCTTCTTCAATTACATCTGCCTCGAACTCAGAGAAGTCTTCAATTATCTTTAGTTCGATTAGGTCACAGTCATATAATTTATCGACGAAGCGATCAAACTTATAGAAGTCTGTTTTCTTGACTACGACTAATCTTACACAACTACCAACAATTGGTCCAAGGTCCATACTATTAGGATCACTAGTAGTATCATCATAATAGATTTTATGGAAGATTTGAAATGGGTTCTCAAAGAATTCTACCTCGTTAGTTTCCGTGTCATATAAGTGATACCCTCTAGGGTCATTATAGTCAGACCAAGTAAACTCATAGGTATTACCAAGATACAGAATGTTACCAGTCCGACTGCGATGGTGAAAATGACCAGAACAAACGAGAGGAAATCTATCAAAACGTTCAGTGCCCATCCCATGATCATTTTTATGCCCACGATACATTTCAAAACCTGAAAATTCAAAGTGTCCGAATACTGCTTGTGCATTACTTTTATCTACAACCTCCATGGTTTCATCATAATTACCAGAACAAATCCATGGCACGAGCAACAGATTCTTACCATCAATCTTAATTTCCTCTGCATCAGAATATGTAATAACGTTTCCATATTCCCGAAGCAGTAGGTCTAGTGAGTTTACCTCATTAGTATTCTTGAAAAATGTGTCGTGGTTTCCTGCGATCATATGCACATCGATACCGAGATCTCGTGTCTTATCGAAGAAATACTCACGACACTTCTTTAATGTATTATAGTTTATAAACTTGCGGCGATCAAAAACATCACCAAGATGAATAATGGTTTTGATTCCTGCTTGCTCAAGGTGTGGGAAAAACACCTCAGTATAAAACTTCGCGAAGAAGTTATCGAACGGAATAGAATCTGACCTAGCACCGAAGTGAGTGTCTGTGATCAACGCAACCTTCATACTAGAACTTTCTAATTACTTTGCAGGTGCAGTAGGAACTACTTCTTCCAATTTTTCTTCGGTCGTTGGTTCTGCTTCACCTTCTTCTGTGAGACGCTTAAGAACAATCTGACCATCACAGATCATGTAGTGTTGACCTTCGCCAAGATCACTTGACTCAAGATAGATGCATCCTGCGTTCTGCTTAGAAACACCTTGAACGCCATTCCTATGGTTGCTAATATTACTGGATACTGCCGCGATAATCAATGCGAACGCAAGAAAGAAAAATGCGGTAAACCAGTTTTCAGTGAACCATGCAACGTACTTGTTAGTTTTTACTTCAGTCATAAACAACTCCTTTAACAATCTTTAATAAATCCATTCTACTCTATATCAAGAGAATTGTCAATGATTTTTTGGTCTAAATATTTCGGGCGACGCTTTGGTATGTTACTGACCTTTGCTGATTCTGGTTTGTCGAAGTCATCAATCATGTCCATCTGCTTCTTAACATAGTCAATAAACTCATTACCATAGTCACCTGTGTCGTGGTCTTGTGTAATCAAGTCATGAACATCAATGTTTCTCATGTATCGATACTTCGTTTGCTGTTGACGTTTCTCTTTCGCGATACGACGAAGGAAAGCATAGTATGTTATCTGAGTGAAGTACGCGAAGGGATTCTTAGATTTCTCAGGATTAAAGTTATCGATGTAAGTAATACAATTTTCAATACCATCCGACACCATTTCTTCTCGATATGTGTAGTTGATAAAGTTACTCTTGTATGCCAAGTGAGTTGCGATCTTTAGAAAGCATTCCCCGATGTAGTTGGGAACACGTGGTTTCAATACTCCCGCTTCTTTTGCAGCAAGCACACTATCTCGATACTTAGTAATCTCTTCTAGAAACTTAGAGTTATCTACATAATGTATGTTGTTTTTCTTATTCTTTTTGAATGGTTTCTTCACATTTTTTTCTGGTATTTCAGTCATTTATAACTCCATCTATACATACCGTTATACTATACTTTTTCTTATTAGTCAATGATTTTTTTTCACTATTATTTCGCGATAAAGGCTTGACAACACTCGCGTTTCGAGGTATAATGACTATGTCGAGTATGATGAATAATAGCTTTACTACTGCTTAATTGAGTAGGTTCCTGCTTCTGAGTAGTCGGGAGTGCAGCATATCGATGTCTGTATTTTCCTCTTGAGTTTCCTCGGGGAACTTTACTTCTCCTGAGATATATCTTTCATACTGACCGAGGAGATTCTCTCTCAAAAGACAGACAGTAATTATTTCAGATTTGGGTATCAGGAAAGTTTTCTCTGTAGTAATACCAATCCATGGTTTCAGAAGAAACGTTTCTCCAACAACATCTTCTTGGATGACAGGATAGGGAATTACCGCAATGGGATTATCCAACCAGAATAATTCATTGGTATCACTGTCTCTTATCGATGCGATTACTAGGTCGCCATTTTTAAATTTAAGTACCTTTGGAGTTTCCATCAGTAGATATCCTCACGAGTTTGTATTTAAAACCTTCTTCATTATATAACTTAATTCTCTCTATCATGTGTAGTAGAGTATAATTCTTTCTGCTCTTCCAAGATAAGTCATCACCAATATCAAAAAGACGGCAGGAAGTTTTGTCATCTCCCTTACGCAATCCTCTACCAATCGACTGAAGATTTCTTACTCTAGATTTCGACGGAGAAGCGAATATGACATTATGTAGATTCCTTATATTTATTCCCGTTGAAAAGGTACCATACGATGCGATGATAACTGCATCTTTTTCTTTCTCGGTAATCTCTCGAACCTTCTCACGTTGCTGAGTGTCAGTTCCACCATGGACGAAGAATACTTGACGGGACTTTCCGATCTTCTCATTGATCAAGTCATACAAAACTGCACCATGTTTCTCGACAAACTGGAACAGAACTAGCGTGTTGCCCTTCTGGGTGGTTGCCAGATTCTTAATTATGTTGTTGCGTTTTTGGTGTGTTACCAACCAGTCCATTTCTTCCTGATAGGTATACTTAGTTAGTGCTTTCTTCTCTTCATCAGTATAATCCAGCACGATGCATGTTATGTCTAGATCGGCAACGGATCCCTGATCCATTAATTCTTTGGTCGAGATAACCTTATGAACCTTACCAAACAATCCCTCGAGGATTAACTTATGCGTCTTAGTTCCATCAAGAGTTCCTGTTGTTCCGATCCGGAACTTAGTTTTGGTGCATTTGTTGAAGATTGATGTTAGTGATTTCGCTTTGAATAAATGCGCTTCATCCCCATAGATTACATCAAATTCATCAAAGAACTTTTTGGGCAGTTTATAGATTGACTGCCATGTAGAAATCGTTATTGGATATTCGTTCGACTTTTCAAATCCTGAATAGATTCTGGCGCAGTTATATGATGCTTTCCAGTCTGTTTCCGACGCATAATCTTGAAAGTCCTTATACATTTGTTCAACCAGAGATGTGGTTGGAACAATAATTAATTGTTTGCGGTCAAACTTTTGGTGGTAACGCATCAACAGATAAATGATCAGCGACTTACCTGATGCAGTTGGTGACAATAGCAGAGTTCTGCCGATGCGAATCGCATACTTAACAGCGTCTAACTGGTAGTCTCTTGCTTCGATCGGATTACCTTGTGAGTGCAGATTCAGAGAGTCAGCATATTCAACCAGTTCTTCATAAGTTATGGGATCGCCGATACGTTCGATCTGAACGTCCATCTCATATTCATTGCGCTGGCAAAATTCTCTGAGGTATGGAAGAAGTCCTACGTATAGTTCTTTAGTCCACATGTTAAACAAACGTGCCTTACCGTCCCATAACTTAGCACGGTAGGTGGGCATAAATTTTGCACCTGGAACATCAAACGTAAAATACTCTAATAGTTCCTGTGAAATACTGGGGTCGCATTCCACATTCAGATACACTTCATCTTTTTTAGTGATGGTTAGTTCGGTCACATTAATCCATTTGTAAATTTGGTCCACTCAATTGCGGACTTAATATCCCATGTCCTACTATTTAGTGACCGCAGAATCTGCTCTAATTGGTAGAGGACTGCTTTGATATAATCAATCTTGTCTTGTTGTTTGATCATCTCTTCATCACATTGAAGAACATCGTCCATCTCATTCTTTAGTGGTTTGAGACCTTGGTATTGATTCCACCCATGTTCTTCGAGTTCTTCGCGTGTAAGTTCTCCGCGATAATACCGCATCTTAGTTCTGCGCAAGCGATAATAATCTGCCTCCGCCTTGCGCAACTGCAGTTTAGAATTTGATAGTATGTTAAGATACTTAGAATGCAACTCTGGGGTTTTGGTTGATTCTGGACCAAGATTTAATTGGTCGATCTTGCAGTCTTTAGTCCATGACTCTTGAATTTCAGATAGTTTCATAATGCCCTCAATAGAAAAATAATATAAGTATACTACGATTTGACTCGAATGTCAAGCTTTAAAGTGCCGCAACTGTATATTGGCGATATTTAAATGCAGCATTACCAACCAAGTAATCTGCTCTACCAGAACTGATGTCGAAGTCTAATGCCTCAAGACTAACTGGGAACACATCATAGTATGTAATTTTAACATTCGGATTGTTGTCTGAGTCAAGAATGAAGAAGTCTGCGTCTGAGAAGTTGCCTAGTGCGCCCAGACGTTTATCTGAGATGGCAGGAAATCTATAACGTTGCGATTCATTCCAGTTTTTATATTGATCTCTAGACTCTGGGAATCCAAGACCAATCATCCAGTTGTATAATTCAAGATAGTTGCTCATGTTCTCTTGAACAAGAAAACGAATTACTAAGTCACCATATGACAATTTATCTCCAGGAACTGGGATATCTGATAATGGTGTTTGGAATGTAGGTGAACCAAGTTGTATCGCAGGAATGTTTGCTGCTTGACAGAAGTATGATACATTGGGTAGATTGTGGACCTGAAATTTAAATCCATTTGGTTTAAGATAATCGAGATCGCTGGGTTGTTGATTTACCCAGTTTGCTTCTGTTACACCCAGTGATGTTTTTAATACCATGTTACCCTCATTTGTTTCATACTATTTATAATGAAAATGGGGAGAGCATTTCTGCTCCCCCCAGTTTTTTTGCAACCCTTCCTCTAATGGGAAGGTATCGATTACATAA